AGTCGCCAGCAGGCGTGCTTGTCCTGTGGGGAGGCGACGGCAGTAGAAATTTGGCAGCAGACATTTATGAGCGGAACATTTAAAGACGGAGCCCAATGAACATTACAGCGGAAAAACAACGCAAGCTCACTGACAGCGAGCGAATGGATCGCCGCCGTACGCGCGACCGAAACCGCCGCCGTGTAGAAATAGTCAAGGGGCAGGATATCGGCCCTCCGCCGCCAGTGGCAAATCCCGAGCGAAGATCTGCAGCAGAGGCCTCGTTCCGCGTTTTTTGCGAAACCTACCATCGGGAAATATTTTACCTAGACTGGTCAAAAGATCTTCTGCGTGTGCTTGAAAAGGTCGAACGGGTTGTTCGCAATCACGACAAAATAGCTATCGCTATGCCCCGCGGGTCGGGCAAGACCCAACTGTGTCTTTCGGCAGCCGAGTGGGGAATGCTCACTGGCCTACATCGATTCGTAATGCTCATTTTTGCCGTTGCCAAGGATTCCGAAAACGCTATTGACTGGTTCAAGTTGCAGTGGTCTGAAAACATCTTGCTTTACGAGGATTTCCCGGAGGTTTGCTGGCCGATAAGATGCCTTGAAAACGATGGCCGCAAGGCTGTAGGCCAGAGAATTAACGGCGAACGGACAAAAATCGGTTGGGCCAAAAACGAAATCGTTTTGCCGACCATTGATGGCAGTGGCCTAAGTGGCGGCGTTATTCGAGCTGCCAGCCTTGACGGGCATATCCGTGGGGCATGGGCGCCGACGCCCGATGGCGGCGTGATGCGCCCGACATTAGCCATTTGCGACGACCCACAAACAGACGAATCTGCCAGGAGTCAAGGGCCAAGGGGGCAGACAGAAACTCGCCTTAGGATCATCAATCAGACCGTGCAGGGGCTGGCCGGCCCGGATCAGCAGACGGCCATTCTAGTACCCTGTACGGTAATTCAAAAGGGCGACCTTTCAGATCAGATACTAGACCGCCAGAAATACCCCGATTACCACGGCGAGCGGACAAAGCGACTTTATGTCTGGCCGCGAAACAAGCTGCTGTGGGAAGAATATCGCGAGCTACGCGATCGCGCCATGCGTGCGGACGAAGAACCAGTAGAGGCCACTGAGTTTTACCAAGAAAGGATGGCAACATGCGGGCGAAAACTGGATGAGCCGGGCAATTGTGCCGCATGCCCGCGGCTTGAAGTCTGCATGGATGCCGAGGCCCTTGTTGACTGGGACGCCAGAAAGGACGACAAGAGAAATTTGTCAAGCCTTCAGGCGGCCATGCACTCGCTGTACAAATACGGCGCTGCCGGCTTTGCGGCAGAGTTTCAAAATGACCCGCTGATTGACGACGGAGTAGGCGTCAGGCTGACGGCTGAAATGGCGGCCAAGAGATTTAACGGACGGCCAAGAATGGAAATCCCAGTGGCCTGCACGGAATTGACAATGGGCATTGACGTACAGCAATCGTCTCTGTGGTATGTCGTCGCAGCATGGGAGCCGAACTTTACCGGATACGTGATCGACTACGGGGTATGGCCGAAGCAGCAGCGGACGGTATTCACGTTGGGCGATATCGTGGACTCAGCAAATAGCTTGCAGGCTGTCTATCCAAATCGGGGCGTTGAGGGCACCATTCAAGCAGGGCTTGAAGAGTTGGTTGCCGCCTCCCTGAAAACGGACTTCAAGCGGGCTGGAGATGCCGGAAGCATGAGGATCGGGCGGATGTTTGTGGACTGCGGCAAGTGGGGCGGTGTTGTTCAGGCTGTCAAGCACAAGGTTGGCGGATCAGCCATGATGCTGTCCAAGGGCGTTGGCATCACGGCAGGCAAAAAGCCAATGGCGGGACTAAAGAAAAAATTAGGCGAACGTCACGACCCAAACGGCCATTGGTATACCCCGAGCACCAAGGGCACCCGTGAATTTCAGCATGTCGCTATTGACACAAACTACTGGAAATCTTTTGTCCATCGGGCGCTGTTAACTGCGCCTGGCGATCCGGGGGCAATGACGTTGTTTGGAGATTCTCCTGACCGCCACCGGCTGCTGGCCGCGCATCTCACGGCTGAAACTTACACCACGCCAACCAGCGAAAAGGGGGTGCCGGTAGATGAATGGTCGCTGCGCCCGGGCCGCCCCGATAACCACTGGTTTGATGCGCTTGTCTATGCCACATGTGCCGCCAGTTTTCAGGGCATTGTAGTGACGGCCATGGCACGCGCAAGCAGCCAGCAGAGAAAGTTGCCACCACAAATGAGCTTGGCCGAACTGGCTAAACTGGCCAAGCAAGCGAGGAAGCCACTATGAACAACCTGCCGGAACAAAAAAGCCTTGCCGAGTTGGCCCTTGAATCTGCAAGCGCCAGCGGAATTGGCCTGACTTGCCCCAGATGCGGATGCATTCAGTTTGGTGGCAAAAGCGTCCGCAACACCCGCATGGTCGAGGGTGGCATCCGGAGATATCGCGTCTGTCGGCACTGCGGCAAGACATGGTGTACGACCGAAAAATGACCGGTTTTTGCTACTAATAGCACTATATTGCCCATCTTAACTATTTTTCCTTGAAACCCCATATTGACAGGCCCTTAATGGGGCCATGAGCGAAGAACTTTCTGACGCAGTGGCCGCATCAGCAGCCAAGCCAAAGCGGGTGCGAGTTGACGGCATGGGCGAAAGCGAAGAGCATTCGCTTACCGACCAGATTGCCGCTGACAAACACATCGCAAATGTACGCGCCGCCAGCGGCAAATACGGCTTCGGGTTGCGTTTCGCGAAACTGAACCCGCCGGGAACCCAATGAGCAAAGTCGCCACAAAAACCTCATGCCGCAAGCAGAAAGTCCCGGTTAAGCTAAAGGCATTAGCCAAGACCTCAAAAGCCGCGCCCAAGGGCAAAACTGCCAAGCGTTCCACGACCGCCAGGTCATCCGGGGCCAATCGCCTGAACCGACAGTTTGCCAAGCGGCGGATCACGGCCTGGCGATTGTGGGACGAGCAGCAAGATGCCGAACTGGCTACGGCGCTGACGGCACTGGCCGGTTATGGACGTCCTGTGCTGCCGTCGCGTGGCGGTCGCCCAAGTTCCCTTGTCGCCAGCTATGACGCTGCTGCCGTCGCCGATGGCAATTTCCGCCATTGGGCAAACTCCGACACTCGCGGAGCAGTCAGTGCCAATTCTCCGGCCATTCGCGCAACGCTCCGTCGCCGGTCGCGATACGAAGTAGCCAACAACTGCACCGCCAGAGGGATCCTCCTGACCAAAGCATACGATTTGATCGGCCGAGGCCCCCGCGTGCAGTTTGACACCGGCAACCGAGACGCCAATTCACTGCTTGAGGCTGAGTTTGCCAAGTGGGCGAAGGTCGCAAAGCTGGCCGAAAAGCTCAGAACTGCCACTGTAGCCAAAACGCAGGATGGCGAGACATTTGGCATGTTTGTTACCAACGGCCAACTTCGCCACCCGGTAAAAGTGGACGTGCGTTTGTTCGAAGCCGAGCAGGTCGCTGACCCGGCCAACACAATCCCGACCCGCAACCGTGCAGATGGCATTCTTTTCGACGATGAAGGCAATCCAACAGGCTATTGCCTTTTAAGCGAGCACCCAGGTGAGCCGTCACTGACGCCCCGCCCGACAGAGCATCGCATTATTCCGGCAGACGACATGGTGCATTGGTTCCGCACCGACCGACCAGGGCAGATTCGTGGCATTCCAGAAATCACTCCAGCCCTGCCACTTATGGCCCAGTGCCGCCGGTTCATTATGGCCACGCTTGACGCCGCTGAGGCTGCCGCCGACTTTGCTGTGCTTCTTTACACCGAGATGCCGCCCTACACGCTGGACGGCGGCGAACAGGTCGCCACTCCGGTTACGCCCATGGCAAGTTTTGACATGGAGCGACGGATGATGACCGCCGTCCCGGCCGGGTGGAAAGCGGCGCAGATGAAAGCCGAGCACCCGTCCACGACCTATGCGATGTTCAAAAAGTCGATGGTCAACGACTTCGGCCGCTGCCTCTGCATGCCCTACGGCGTGGCCGCCGCCGACAGCAGCGAATACAACTTCGCCAGCGGTCGCCTCGATCTGCTGCCCTACCGCAAGAGTCTGCAAATTGAGCAGGCTGAGCTTGAAGCCGATTGGTTAGATCGATTGGTGGCTAAGTGGCTGGAAGAGGCCCTGATCAGATTCAGCATTCTATACCCGGCCGTGGCCATCGTAGATGCCCGACGCGTTGCATGGAACTTCGTTTGGGATTCTGTCGGCTACGGAGTAAACCCCGTGGACGAAGCCAACGCCCGCCGCGTGGATATCGAGACCGGCCTGAGCAATCGCCCCCGAGAATACGAGCGTGCCGGGCTTGACTGGGAAGCCGAGGATCAGCGGGCCGCCGAGAGCTACGGCGTGACGGTACAAGAGTATCGCGAGCGGCTGTTTCTGGCCCACTTTGCCGACAAGTCGAAGCCACAGAGTGACGCCAACCAGCAGGACGAAAAGCAGCAGGCCAACCAGCGACAAAAGAGGCAGGCGGAAGAACAGCAAGCGACGGCGCAAAGGAGCAAGTCATGAGCAAGATGTTCGGCTATTTCACCGGTGCCGAAGAAGGGGCTTTCGGACGCATCGAAGCCGCGGCCGCCAGCGACGGGCAACCCAAAAAGCAACCGACGGTAAGCGGCACGGCATACAGCGGCGGCTATCTCCGTGTTAATTGGCCGCTGCCGGTAGTTGTTGATTTGACGGGCTTGCGTGCGACGCAGCGGGTAGCAATTTTGCTAGACCATACCCGCAGCCAGCTTGTCGGACAGGGCGAAGCCAGCATTGGAGCGCAGTCTGTCAAGCTTTCGGGCGTCTTAACTGGCGACTGCGAAACTCCAGGCGAACCGGCGCACAAGGTTTGCCTGCATGCCAAGGGGGGCTTCGAATGGCCGCTTTCGATTGGAGTTGATCCGCAAAAAGTCGAAGAGGTGGCTGCTGGAGCCACCGTCAAGGTAAACGGTCGCAACTTTACCGGGCCGTGCTATGTCGTGCGGGCCGGTGTGTTGCAGGAAGTAAGTTTTGTGTCCATCGGCGGCGATGAAAAGGCGTCCGCCAAAGTCGCGGCATCAGCCGCAGGAGAAAACAACATGCCTACGTTTAAGGAATGGCTGGCGGCCCAGGGCAAAGATATCGCAGTTCTGGCCGAAGCCGAACAAACAAAGTTGCAGGCGGCTTACGATGCCCTGAAGGACGCTGGGTTGCTGCAAGCCGGCGCCGTTGATCCTGTCAATCCGCAGCCGAAGCCCAAGGTTGTCGCCGATGATCCGATGGCGCAGCTTCGCGCCGCCGCCGCCGCCGAGCACAAACGGCAGGCGATGATTGTCAAACACTGCGGCACCAAGTATCCGGAGTTGGCCGCCCAAGCGACCGAAGAAGGCTGGGATGAGCCGCGCCTGACGGCCGAAGTAAAGATTCTTGACCTTCAGGCTTCCCGCCCCAAGGCTCCGGCCGTTCACGTCCACGATGCGCCTCAGTTGACTGCCGAAGTCTGCGAAGCGTCATTGTGCGCGACTGGACGCCTGCCCAATGTCGAACAGGCGTTCTCCGAGAAGACTCTTGAAGCCTCTCAAAAGTTTGGGCGGCTGGGTCTGCAGGAAATCATCATGCTCGTGGCCCAGGCCGGCGGCTGGAGCGGCCGAATGACGGCCTCAAACTTCCGAGCCGAGCACAAGCGGATTCTGCAGGCTGCGTTTGGCACCAGCAGCATCGACATTACCGGTATTCTTTCGAACACAGCCAACAAGTTTCTGCTGTCCAGCTTCAACACTGTTGAAGGCATCTGGCGGCGGATTTCGGCTGTTGTTCCCGCAACAGACTTCAAGACTATGACCCGCTATCGCATGATGCCTGGCGGGCAGTACCGCAAGGTCGGAGCCGACGGCGAAATCAAGCACGGGACGCTCAGCGAGGAATCGCGTACCAATAAGGTCGAGACTTACGGAGAGATGCTGGTCGTCACCCGCCAAGACCAGTACAACGACGACATGCGGGCCATCACCCAGGTTCCGGCGCAGCTTGGCGGCGATGCGGCCCGCGCCCTGAACACCGTATTCTGGGATGAGTTCGAAAACAACGCCAGCTTTTTCTCCAGCGGCAACGCCAACCTTGTTGCGGGCAGCGGCCGTCCATTCTATCTCGTGGTCGATCCGGCCAAGGGCGGAAGCGACATGGCCGTGATGGAGGTTGCATTCCTCGACGGCCGCGATACTCCGGTTGTTGAAACCGCCGAGGCCGATTTCAACACTCTCGGAATCCAGATGCGAAGCTATCACGACTGGGGTTGCGCCAAGGCCGAGCATCGCGGCGGCGTGAAGAGCCTTAAGGCCCTTTCGCTCGACAGTCTGGAGGCGGCAAACAAGCTGTTCCTTGACCAGACTATCGACGGCACGCATCCGCTGGGCGTCATGCCGCATATCCTGTTGACCGCCACCGGCGACGCCGTTCTGGCAAAACAACTTTACGTTTCAAGCGAGGTGCGGAACACCACGGCCGGCACCAAGAGCCTGACGGCCAACGCCTTCCAGGGCAGCTTTGAGCCGCTGGTTTCTTCGTACCTGGCAAACAGCTAACGGACAAGACACGAAAAACCGGAATTAATGGGCAATTAGACAGCCCGAAAGGAAATGACAATGGAAGCTATTTTTGTGCAAGACGGGCACAGTGTTGACTACACTCCGGACAGAGCGGTTTCTGCTGGCGAAGTAATTGTTATTGGCACCATTCCCATGGTTGCCACCAGAGATATCGCGGCCGGCGAGCAAGGCGCTCTCAGGCGCGACGGAGTTTTTGATGTGCTCAAAGGCAGCGAAACATACACGGCTGGAGATGCCGTGTACTGGGACGAAGACGGAACTCCGATCGGCGGATCGGCCACCGGCTGCGCCACGGCAACGGCGAGCCTTGGCAACCTTATGGGCTTTGCTCAGGATGATGCCGCGACTGGCGACACGACCGTGCGGGTGGTCTTTACCAGCGCCAAGCGGACGGCGACAATCGCCGGCTCCGTGGAGGCCAATGACATCACCGGTAGCGATTCTTCGCTCGGTATTGCCGGGCAGGCAGCCACGACCCCGACCGGCGCTGGCGGGGCAATCGCTCTGGCCGGCGGCGCGGGCGGCTCTGTCAGTGGCGCGGGCGG